GGTATCCATGACTTGGGCAGGTTTTTGCTTGTTCCTAATTCCTGTGTCTCCGATCTACTTTCCTAATGTGCAGCGATCATATTCTGATTGCGCTGACGAGCGAAGTGTAGTTCTTCGTCGATTTCTATTTTCCTTGTGACTGCTTCTGTACGGTCGAATACGTAACGGGCCGGTATGCGTTCACCATGCCAGTCCGTTGAGTCAATTTCTCTGGCACGTCCACTCACGGCCATCGCGATTGCTCGGATCACGTCATCCGTAGTGCGTAATTCCGCAGACCCCATGCTTCGAGCACTTGCGTACCCAGTTGCCGAGCGGCTCAGGCGTCGTTCAATTTTGTCCGCATTCCAACCGCGCGTTGCCAGTCGCCGGCGACGTAAGTCTTCACCCGGGTCAAAGTGTGCAACGGCCATCTCAATACCAGCCTTCGTGCCTGCTTCATACATAATCGCTGGATCGACCTGCCCCAGGAGGACTGGTCCTCGCTGCAAGGCAATTGAAGCTAGTTCTTGCATCACGACCATCGATCGGTTGAATGTGCTTTTTGGTGCCGCTGTGCATGCTTGGCGCACGCTGCCATATGCGTCCATCCACACCTCATCGAGATCTTGAGCACCGCTGCTGTTTCGACATATCCAAGTTTTGCCAGCGCCATTACCCATGAATATATACACCATTTTCCGTGGTACTAGCTTGTTCTTGCTCCCATGAAATGGGTATATTGGGGTCGGACTCCAAGACATCACCGCCCTGGCATTCATTTGCAATCTATGTCCGGCTCCCGACGCTGGTATGAACTGGGCCGTCACGTCGCGATATTTACTCCATTGTTCAAGTGTCACTAAACCACCGAGTTTATCAACTCCACCAAGACGCCTCGCGATAAAGAACGGTACACCCATCATGCCGGCAACTGCTTCTTCTGTCAGCATCTGGTTTTTCTTTGGTATGCCGTATCGTATGCTGGCGAGATCAATCTTGTCCTTGACTGCGCGTTCCCATGACTCGTGATGTTGTAGTTGCTTTCCGGCATCAGACGTGCGCTCCGGCCAATTTTCGACACACCAACGCTTGGCAGTCTTCTGTTGCCACACTTTGAGCGCACTGCCGATTGTTTGTCCTTGTACGCTTTCAACAAATTCTTTTCTGAGCCGGTGTGGTAGATGTCTGAGCAGAGCGCCGTTGTGGGCCACATAATCCTCCGATGCATATGAGGCCCAACTGTTGTCTTTCTTGGGAACTGCTTCAAAGCGTGGCATTTCAACAATTTCATCAGGTCCTTGCAGGTGGAAGAGTGGCGCCACGCCCGTACTGAATCGATATTTCCACCATTCTAGAGCCAGTGAATATTCGCTTTCATCTTCATGTCGCATGTGAACCACCATCAGACGATCAAGCGTAGCAGCTGCCAACCGCCGTGCGTGTTGCAACGACATTCCGCGACAGAACAGTTCCCAATAGTTTGACACGACCCCATTAATCGCCGTTTGCAGCCACGTCCCCAGTTGCACATACCAGTTCCCCGTAGCAAGCGTGGCTAGCAACGTGAATACTGGTTTTTCCGTGCGTTCTACGCGAGTGGACGTGAGCTGGAGGAATTCATGGTTATCAGGCCCAGCCACCTGCTTGATTGGATTCAGGGCATGTCCAACAGCACCAAGCGTAGCGAAGTAGGTCCCCGCGGCTAGAGGTGTGCGAAAGGCGACGTCTTCGTCATCGCCACACAATGCTTCCCAAAGAAAATCCTCTTTGTACAGGTAATCGGGCATTGAACGTTGTGCAATGCTCAAATCGATTCGATGGATCCAAGTGTTGTCACGCGCTGTGGTCCGTGACCCACTATACAGTCCATTTACTGCGCGCAGTCGCTTGAGCCCATCTGAGTCACTGTTCAGGTAGTCATGAGCATCAAACTTTGTGGCTTTACCATATATGATGTATGACTGCGCGCGTGCCGCAACTTGCCAATGGATGTAAGCCGCTTTTTCGGCATTGTGCCCCGCCCAGTGTGGCTGCTCGCGTAACTCCGCACATGCCATATCGAGCGCCAGCATTTCGAAGTACGTGTGTTCTGAGTTGTAATCTGAGTAATCCGTTGATAACCAGTATGCACCTTCAGCCTCTGAACCTGCGAGCCCACCCTCCGACACTGACATCCATTCAATGACATCTGCTGGCGTTTGCCGTACCATCACTCCCTTTGATGCGCCCATGACATTTTCTATGCCCTGGTTTGTGTACGCCGCTATGAATGACTCCTCATCTAAAGTTGCATACAACGACCGCAGCTTCCGTCCTGGTTCGGGTTTCACGAAGTAATAAGCCCGATTGACAGGATCCATCAGGAAACATCGTTTGAGCGCATCTTTGTTCAGGAATTCAACTAACACCTTCTTGCCCGGGCGGTCAGAAGAACTGTATCCTATTGCGGACAAGTCAATTGCCTTAATGGCCTTACTCGCGCCCGATGCTCCGCGTACGGCACGTTCAGCCCAGAACTCTTCTGCCGTGCGCTGCCCGGTCTCCTTCGATTCTTTGGTATAAGCCTCGCTGACGTGTTCTCTCGCAAAACGATGATATTCTCTTTCATATGCCGCGTATGCGCCTACACCCTTCACATCTATCCCATGTCCCCATAGGTGTTTGCGTGTTATGATACAACACCGGTTAAAGTTTTCCATGCGTATGTCAGCATCACCTAGTTCACGGATTGTGACGTTTAGTAATTTGCGGAGTTGCAACAACTTCTCCCCCTTCATTGCCCCTAGCGTCAGCGTGCGGCGTACACGCGTGAGAACGAGCTTGTGCGTCTTCCACCACGAATGCAGCGGGACATCTAACCACCCAAAAGAAAACATTTCGCGTAGGATTTTTGTGTCGAGTGTTTGCAACCCGACGGCCGTGCCCACGATTTCTGACTCATCACTTTCAGGCGAGCGGTTGTGCAGTAGCTCAACCAGCGACCCAATATGTGGGAACGCGAGCAGGGCCATGTTCACGGTGTATGTCACCGGCATCCCTCCAATCGGCTTGCGTCGTGGCATGTTACTCAACCGCAAACAGTCGTTGGGCCACTCCTGCCTGATCCAACGATCAAGAAATGCTCCTTTCCCATCTCCGCTCAGATCACTAGTTTCCTGCATTTGGTCGTATGACGCACAACGCCGGTTGTATTCGTTCCAGTCAACTGGAGCACTGCAGAGCATACCGACGCTTGCCGACAACACTTGGAAATCAGCCGGACTAGCTGCTGCCGGGTGTATGTCAACCATGAAGCGCGCACGAGATTCCTTATCGAGTGAATCGAACCACCTATGGTAACGCGTGTTGGACACCGTGTAGTGTTTGCACGTCTTGTCACGCACTGCTTGGTTTCGGCGCCGCGTGCCATGTGTTGTGGGCCACGCACCACCATACTGCAGCACTAATTGGCGTGGACAACCACCCTGCAGTAACATCCGCTGTTTTTCAAACACTGTGCGTTCGTAACCACAGCGCTCATGAAGTTCGGATATCTCTGTCCACTGCTGGACTCCAGTGCATGCACACCGAGTGATGAGCGGTCTCGCCTCAATTTCTGGATCTGCGATCCCCATCGGGCGTAGAAATTCCTGTGCCGACAGTTGCTGCGTGAGGACCGATGTTCGTTCGACCTTCCACGCATGTACCTCTGCAATAAGACGAAACTGACG